GTGGTAAAGACCCTCGCTGGATAAATACTAAAAAGAGAAAAGGAATGTTCTATAGAGAGTGGGTCCGACAGCGAAGGCATCAATGGCTCAGGCATAAAAGACAGCATTTGCTGTCAAGGCACTTGACAACCTGAGAATAATATGGTATTTCTTAGGGGAAGGCTATTAGTATGCTCGGTAGAAGTACCGGGCTTTTTCTATATAGCCCATCGGTATATATAGTGTCTCGTGCAAGTGGCACGTATATGTGCCACCACGTAACCATGGTGACACTTTCTTATTGGCAGGTCATCCGGAAAGGCTTAGTTGCCGACCCCGGGCGACCTGCCTCTATATACAGGGAAACAGGCGGTGAGGATAGATGGCTAAACATAATGGGGGAAGACCTAAAAAACCAATAGACTGGAAAGAGGCGGAAAAACTTTGTGCCCTTCAATGCTCGGAATTGGAGATAGCTGATTGGTTCAATCTCTCTGTCGATACCTTGGCACGACGCCTGAAGGAAGAAAAATCTGCTAGTTTTGCGGAGTTTTTCACACTCCATAGGGTGCAGGGGAAAATAGCATTGAGACGCAACCTGTTCAAACTCAGCGAGAAATACCCTCAAGCCGCCATCTTCTTGGCTAAGAACTGGTTGGGTATGGTTGATAAGACCGAGATAAGTAATCCTATGGGAGAAAGTTTTAGGGTGGAGCATGATGCAAAAGGAAAACTCCTTGATGAGCTCAATCGCTATGCTTCCCGAGCGACAGAGGCGGAAGGCGATCAACAGACTGAGTCGGTCTGAGGCTAATGATCTCATATACGATTGGGGATACCGGGCCAGGCCGAAGCAACTGCCACCTATATGGGACTGGTATATATGGCTATTGCTTAGTGGCCGCGGTGGGGGCAAGACCCGGACCGGTGCGGAGCTAACCGTCAAGTGGGCAAAAGAGGGATTCAGCCCTATAGCACTGGTAGGACAGACCAAGGCAGACGTTCGGGACACCATGGTTGAGGTCGGCGACTCGGCTATACTCAATATATGCCCGCCCTGGTTTATGCCAGAATATGAGTCTTCAAAGCGCCGGCTTACCTTCCCCAATGGGGTGCTGGCGATTATATACAGTGGTGATGAGCCGGACCAGCTCCGGGGACCGCAGCATCAGAAAGGCTGGGTCGATGAACTGGCCAAATTCAAGTATCCGCAAGAATCGTGGGACAACCTGATGTTTGGCTTGCGTATAGGAGAAGAGCCCCAGGTGGTGGTTACCACCACCCCGAAGCCTATTAGAATTATCAAGGAACTGATAAACGATAACAGGACAGCGGTCACCAGGGGACACACGCTGGAGAATAAGGATAACCTGGCGCCGCCCTTTTTGAAGTATATCCTGAGAAAGTATGAAGGCACCAGATTAGGCCGGCAAGAGCTGGCCGGAGAAATCCTCGACGACAATCCAGATGCTTTATGGGAACGATTAAAAATTGACGAACTCAGGGTAAGCCAACACCCGGATTTGACCAGGATAGTCGTGGCCATAGACCCGCAGGGAACAGACAGCGAAGAGACCTCTGATACAGGCATAGTCGTTGCCGGCATAGCCCAGATAGGCGACATAATCCACGGCTATATCCTGGCTGACCTTACCCTCAATGGTTCTCCGGATAGATGGGCTCGCGAAGCTGTGACAGGTTACTATAGCTTCAAGGCTGACCGCGTAGTGGGCGAGGCAAACTTTGGTGGCGACATGGTTGAAAACACGGTCAGGACGGTTGACAAGAATGTGCCATTTAAGAGCGTCCATGCCAGCCGAGGCAAGCTAATACGAGCCGAGCCGGTGTCGGCTCTATATGAGCAGGGCAGAATTCACCATGTCGGCTTCTTTTCGGATTTGGAAGACCAGCTCTGCGAATGGGTACCCGGAAATAAAAGCCCGGACCGACTTGATGCCCTGGTGTGGGCAATAACCGAGCTTATGCTGGGTGAGGAAGAGCCAGAAGAGCAAATCATTATCTATGACACGATGGAAGCAGTCAGGGAATTGGAGTTGATATGACAGATGCAACAGGATGCTATATTTTAATTGTTACTGGGAGTGGGACGGGAGACATCAAAGGTTACTATTGTAGATATGTGCAGTGGAATTTGGAGCTGATATGAAACTAGATAAAGAGACAGTCCGTTTAAGAGAGCTGGCGCCAATAGATGAGCTGGCACTAATCATGAGAGAGGCCATCAAGCAGGTCGAGGCTGATTTAGCTCTTGAAGACGAGGGCTGGATTAACCTCAGCCAGAGCACCGGTGATGTCATCACCGCTCAAGCGCGGATTACAAACCTGAAGCTAACCCGGCTCTATTCTGTTAAAGACCCACTTGGGAAGCAATCGATTAGGCTCTGGACTGACTACACCTTCGGTACTGGCATAACATGGAGCACGGAAGATGAGCCAGCGAAGAAGGTGCTAGAGGCGTTTTGGAATTCAAAGGCAAACCAAGCCGTGCTATCAGCTCGGGGACAGCGCAAGTCGAGTGATAAGCTATTGGTTGATGGAGAGGTGTTCTTTGCCATCTTCTTGGGAGCGAAGGGCGAATCCAAAATTAGAAGGATTGACCCGCTGGAGATTGACGAGATAATCACCGACCCCGACGACATCGAGGATGTGCGCTTTTACCGCCGGAAGTGGACGGATAGGCAGAGCGTGGCGCACGAGACCATATACCGCAGCACGACCAATATCAAAGGCGTGGCTACCCCAGATATGTATGGGAAAAGCATTACGCATACGGATGATGCCCTGATTTACCACCTGACCTACAACACTACCAGCCAGCGCGGGAATCCCTTGCTGTTGCCGGCACTCATCTGGATGAAATACCATAACAAGTTCCTGAGCAGCCGAATAGCCATTATGCTGGCGCTGGCCAGATGGGCCTGGAAGAAGAAGGTGAAGGGCGGGCCGGCGACTGTAGAAACTATTAAGGCTGTGACCCACGGAAAAGAAGTGCCTGCTGGCTCTGAGATTATAGAGAATTTGGGCGTGGATACTACGCCGATTAAAACCGAGACGGGCGCCAAGAATGCCTATGACGATGGCAGGATGATTAAGCTGATGATTTGCGCTGCTGTGGGGTGGCCAGAGCAGTATTTCGGGGATATATCTATTGGAAATCTAGCCACGGCTAAGACGGTTGAGCTTCCTGTAGCCAAGATGTGTCAGAGCTATCAAGCCGTGTGGAATGATGCTTATCAAGAGTTATGCCGGACTTCGCCTACTCGCCGGATGTCCAGCAGATAGCGCTGATGTCTCTGGGAGTGAATGACCCGGCCGAGGCGCTGGAGCAGTTGACTAAAGCAGCCGAGGCAAATCCCTCAGCTGCCTTGACCAGGGCACTCAAGCAGTTCAGGGAATCAATAAATAAAAAGGAGTAAACGATGACGAAGCTATGACAGGAATGTAGAAATAAAAAAGGAGCGTGAGGAATTGTGAAAGTACACATTTGGAAGGATGAAAGTAATCATAACTGTAATCATAACTGTGTTTCGCTTGACGATATAGAGATAAGCAATTTTGTCACCGGGCTAGGCCTCAGAATACTCCCTGGGCACCCCCCGAAAGTTGACTTGGAATTGCTACCATCCCAGGTTGAGGTTGAGGTAGAAGCAAAAGTGGAGCTAATAATTGACGGTAATCGTTTCCATCTGAAAGAAATAACCAAAAAGGAGCAGTGAAATGACGTACCAAAAAGATTGTCCGAAGTGCAAAGGAGTTGGCTTTCAGGAATTTGAGGCTGGCCTGATTCAGGTGGCTTGCTCAGAGTGTAAGGCCACCGGGAAGATTCAGATGGAAATCCCCGAGCAGAAAGAGGGGCAATACTTCTGCGTTCTGTGTGAGAGGAGCCACAAGGAAGATAGCAAGCTGGGGCAGAGCCATCTGCAATATAAGGCTAAAGTGCCGAGTGGAGCAACAGATGACAACACAAGTGATAACGAATTTGGAAAAACTGGAGTTCGGATTGGTGCTGGACGAACTAGACGACCTTATTACACTGCTGGAAGCAAAGATACCAGCGAACCCAGCTAGCCCGGCGAATCAGAGGCTACAGAAGAGGCTCGAAAGAGACTTGGCTAAATACTTCAAGTCCCTGGCTGATGCCTTCCCTTATGGGAAGCTGGAGAGGATATATAACCGCTATGTTGTAAAGGAGAGTCTCGGATCCGAGACCAGGGATATCCTTGACCCACTGCTGGGTGCCTTCAGCGATGCTTTGTCCCTCCGGGTGAACGGCTTTTTGGCGACAGCCTATTTATCAGGCCAAGCCGAGATGATAAGCTATGGTAAGACTAAACTTGGTATTCCAATTGCTTATGAAGGACCACCTATTTCGGCTGCTATAGACTGGGCAGGGAAGCACGGTGCCGAGTTGGTCACCCAGATGGACACAGAAACCAAGCGCCGGCTGGCTCAGGTGGTCAGTGATGGGATTAAGCATAAGCGGGGAGTACCCGGGCTGGCCAGGGACATCCGTGGCGACTTTGCCAATATGAGCAGATATCGCAGCCAGCTGATAGCCAAGACGGAGACAAGGCAGGCATTATTCCAGGCTTCACATGACAATATGGTGGATATGGGCATAGATGGCAAGGAGTGGGTGCTTGGGAGTGGCGGAGAAACAGGTAATTGTGATGATTGTTTGGCTAATGCTGGCGTGGGAGTTATACCCGTTAATGAGGAGTTTCCAACACCGGAAGGTGATATACATCCAGGTTGCGGTTGTGCCATAGCTCCGGCGAGGTTGAGCAGATGATAGATTGGTTAGAAATTCAGAGTCAGCAAGATGAAGAACTTAAGAGGCAACTTGATAAGATACTCTGGAATTTACACTATGGTTCTGTTAAGATACAGATACGGCAAGGCAAAGTAACCCTTTTGGTAATAGAGAGGACAGTTAGACTAGACTAAAAAGGAGGAACCTTATGAGTCTTTTTAATGAGATAGCAGAGCGTGTTGGTTGGACTAAAAGAGAAAGGGAAGTTTTTATTTATATGTTTAGCACGCCAGGTTATAAGACATGGAAAGAAACTGGTTCTCATTTCGGATTAACGCCTGAGAGAATTAGGCAAATCCATTCTAGCACTATGAGAAGATTGCTAAAATAATTTAGCAGATTCACATACCTAGCCCAACGGAGGAACCGCAGGCTTTTGAGTGAAAACTCAGGCTTGCGGTTCTTTTTTGTATTTAAGGAGCTCAGAATGAACGGCAGAATGGCTAAGAAGATACGCCAGGTAACGAGGCCGAACTGGCGAGCATATCTGAAAGAAATAAAAGAGCTGCCATTTACAGTCCGATGGCGATTAGCCTGGTGGATTGTATTTGGCAAAAAGGGGAGTATGTAGTATGAGGAAGCGACGGAGGTAATTATGCCTCAAGCCAAAATGTGTAAAAACTGCAACCGAATGGTTACTTTAGAAACTGAATTATGCCCCAACTGTGGGCATAATGAATTTATACCAGTAGAATTAAGTCCTTTATGGTTAGAGGAGGTTGAAAGATGCCCTACAAAACAATAGGCGAACTACCGGATGCCGTGCAGAAGCTACCCAAGCACGCTCAGGAAATCTATATGAGTGCCTTCAATAGTGCCTTCAAGCTGTATAAGGGCGATGAGGGCAAATCCCATGGCACGGCCTGGGCTGCCGTCAAAATGAAATACAAGCAGGATAAGGACGGTAACTGGGTGGCAAAAGAAGCCATCCATCCACACGGAGAGCATGCCTGTGTTTGCCCCAAGTGTGAGGAGGAGGTAACTGTTGCTGAGGATATTAAGTGCAATACTCAGAAGTGTCCTGAATGTGACACACAAATGAGAGCCAAGGATATTGGCGAACGGAGGGAAGCTATGGTAAATACTGATGAGTTACAGTCCAGATACTCTGAGATAATTCAGGAAGCGGGCAAGCGCAATGCAGCCCTGGATGCCACCCGGCTGAAGAAGATTGTGGAGCTGTGCCAGGAACTTCTATCGTCTGAAGAGCCGGATGAGAAGAAGGCTAAAGAGGCTCTGAAAGAGGCTGACAAGGCTCTAGCCTGGCTGATGGAGCAGGCAGTTATGAAGACCGAGGATGGCCAGAAATATCCGGCTGCGGCTTTTGCTTATGTAGGAGACCCAGAGAAGGCTACAACCTGGAAGCTCCGGCTCTGGGAAGACCCGACCAAGAAGATTACCCGGGCACAGTTAGGCAGAGCAGCAGCGGCTCTAAGTCCCGGTGGATTCAGGGGACAAAAAGTAGCCATACCCTCCGCTGATATGTCAGTTGTTAAAAGAAAGATAAGAGCTGAATATAGGAAATTAGATGTGGAAGATGAGGAGATTCCAAGATGGGTAAGGGAAACAGAAACACGGGAACTGATACGAAATTATATCCCACTCACCGAAGCCACATTTGATAAAGGCAGGGCTACAGTAATTGTTATTAAGGCTGGGTTTAATGCCGACAAGTCAAGATATTATCCCGCCGATGTGTTAAAGCGGGATTGTGAGATATTTGAAGGCATAAAGATGTATGCCGACCATCCAACGGAAACGGAAGAGAAGGAACTCCCCGAGAGGTCAATTAAGAATACGGGATGGGTTGCCGTACTCAAAGATGTAACATGTGATGAGAACGGAATTGTTACTGGAGTTGCTGAAATCATCGAACCTTGGTTGATGACGAAGCTAGCTACACTGCGAGATAAAGAGTTGCTTTCAGAAATGGGCATCTCAATCAATGCTGTGGGCAAGGCTACTGAAGCTACCATTGAAGGTGAGAAAACTTTAGTAATAGAGAAACTCACAGCTTGCAGGTCAGTGGACTTTGTTACTGAACCTGGGGCTAGTGGACTTGTCACACTCTACGAATCAGACAGGAATCGCAATATAGACTTGGTGGAACTGGCGACCTTAAAGGAGAAGCGCCCTGATTTAGTCAAGATTATTGAGGCTGATGTCAGGGCAAAAATAACCGAGGAGGTTAAGAAAGCTATGGAG